AACCAAAAACTAGACTCTATAAACCGACCGGAAAGGAAGAGCCAAGAGAGAAGGTAACAGAGGAAGGGGCAGTTACTACCGAGTTTTTCGAAGCCGGTGCGGAGAGGCCGAAGCGCATAGTTAAGAGAGGACAAGAACTTAAAAAACTAAAGGGAAAGCCCGGTCGTTTATATTCTCTTGTTCTTGTAGGGGAATATACAGATGGGGGGATGCCGCACACACTCACAGCAGAAGAGGATGAAGGTGGCTCCTCTCTCGCCGATGTTGAAGGCAGACTGAACGAGGCATTTGGAGTACAGGTATTTAACTTCGTTCATGTGGTGCAGTCTATGGAGGACTTACCTCTTGACTACCAGATGAACCGAATCAACTATGATACAAAGATGCGCGCAGTCACCTACAACACAGAGATATACATGGTGGCAGATAATATCCCAATGGATCGAGTTATTCCCGTAGCCATCCATGAGATAGGGGCTCATGGTATGCAAGCAGTCATGGGAAAGAGATTTTATCAGAAACTTATGGCTCAGGTTGCCGCGATGGTAAATAATGATTCGGAGATACAGGCGATCTACGAGCGTGTTAAGGAAGAAACTGATACACAAAACGAAGCCATCCTGCTTGAAGAGGTGATGGCCTACATCGTAGAGAACGAAGCCATGAGCGACAGCACGTTCTGGAGGGCGGTGGTAGACGCCATCCTTTATGGACTGGCTCGTCTCAAACTATGGCTCAATCCAAAGTGGATTGGCTCCGCAGAGATTCTTATATTTGCCAAGGCCGCTGCCCGTAGGCATGTCAACTTAGCCAAGGACAAAGACTCAGTGTTCGAGGCTAACTTCCTAGGAACTTACCTATACTCTGGCGATCTAGGACACAAGGCATCTGCATCAGACTATAAAGAGAAGTTAGTAGGTTCGTTGAGAGAGCAGGTTGGACCTGAGATAGTAAGAGGATTCGAGGGGGAATGGTTCACTGAAGATGTACCACTCCCTACAACTTGGTGGGAGAATTTTCTAATCGTAAGAGATGTGTCGCGACTTCCTGCTGTTCTTGGTAAGAGAGTCAGAAAGATAGGCGGGAGGAGATACCAAATCTATGCGGCCCCTAGCGTGACGAAATGGATTGCCGATTACTTCATCATACTAAGACATTTGGAAGACTCCATCCGAGAAAGGGGCGGTGTAGTTACCCCAAAAAATATGCCTTCTCTCTTTCATGGGGCGTATAAGAATATAGTAAACACCAAGCGTAAGTTGTTCCACGCTGCGATGGTAATTCCTCTCCAAAGGTTCATGAAGGATAAAGGCATTAGCGGAGATGATCTTCACTGGTATCTCTATGCGCGTCACGCGCCAAGCAGAAATAGAGTTAAGGAGGGGCAAGCCAAGGCGCGGGGCCTCCCGAATGCTTCCGGACTATTTACAAAAGAAGCAGAGGCAGTAGCCTATAATGAAATTAATAATACTAGCCTCCAGTCTGCCGAAGGAGTGCTGAAGCGGTTAGAAAATACCTTGGGTAAAGAGAAGTTCAGAGATTTGGAGAAGGCTGCAGAGTACATTTACAAAATTAATAATCTAAAATTACAACAGCAAATAGAGTCTGGAATGTTAAATCTAAACAGGCTGGACGAAAGACAGTTGAAAGCCTATCATGATCCGGAATACCAAGCAACCTACGTTCCATTAATGGGCGACAATATTATTGTGGCTGATGAATTCTTTGAGCAGAAACTTGGCCCCGGAAAGATTGGAGTAACTGGCCCAGAATCTAAGAAGGTTCGTGGCCGGGTCAGTGAAGCAGAGAACACATGGGCGTGGTCTGTTATGGAGATGGACTACGAGATTGATAGAATTGAAAAGAACCGGGTGATATTGTCGTTCGCTCAACTGATACGTGATAATGAAGAGAACCTGAAAGACTTTGCTATAGTAGTCCCACTGGAGGATTACAAGAACCATCGAGACCCATTCACTAAAAAATTATTGCTTGGTCTGCATGAAAAACAACAGACCGATCCCGATCACAATATTCATTTCAAAGCCGATGGGATGGAGTTTGTAATCCTTGTCAAGGACAAGAGAATTGGTCAAGCCTTTAACCGCACGAACATGACGGACTCCGGGGTTTTCCTGCAAACGACCTCGATGATCAACAGGTGGTTCAGCGCTGTCCACACTTCTATTAACCCTGAGTTTGTTATCACTAACTTTGTCAGAGATTTCCAGACTGCCATGTTCAACCTTCAGGGCGTCAAGGAAACTACAGCAGAGTTCAAGGATGCTGAAGCGCTTGGGAGAAAAGTTTTCAAGGACATCAAGAACGCAGGGGTGGGGCTCAAACAATTCATCAGGGATGGTCGCACAGATACAGAATGGGCGGCTCTTGCAGAGGAATTCTCTCTAGAGGGTGGGCGTATCGACTTCTTCGCCTTCAAGGATGTAAGAGACTTCGAGAAGAAATTAAAAGACTACATCAAGGACACCAGTGCCTCTGGCGCAAAGCGGTGGGCGAAGGAGATGATCGGTTTTATTGGTGATTACAATGCTGTTGTTGAAAACACCATGCGTCTTGCTACATACAAGAACGCGAAGGAAGCCTTCATAGCCAACGGGATGGACATGGGAGATGCGAAGCGCCGAGCCGCTGATATTGCTCGTAACCTCACTGTAAACTTCTCCCAGAAGGGAGAGAAGGGAGCCGCGCTCAACTCACTCTACCTGTTCTTTAACGCATCTGTGCAGGGAACGGTGCGTCTCTTCCAAGCCATGTTCAGGAGACCGACGGGCAAGAGAGGCTTTACCAGAGTGCAGAAGATTGCTGGTGGCATCATGCTGTATAGTTTCACGCAAGCCATCTTGAACTCCATGCTTGGTGGTGATGACGAGGACGGGGTTAATCGCTACCGTCAGATTGATCTTCAATCAAGGGGCAGAACCGCTCACATCTATCTTCCGGGCTTTGACACCTTCTTTAAGATTCCGCTCCCTTACGGATACAATATCTTCCATGCTATAGGAGACACGCTTGCCGCCCTGATGATGGGACATGTCAATCCGGGTAAAGCCACTATGCATGTGATGGCATCAGCCGCTGAGTCCTTCATGCCTTTCTCATTCGGAAGCAGTGATAACCTATTCGTAGCGGGGTTGAAGGCCGCTACTCCAACATTCGGTGATCCTCTGGTAGACTTAGCCCTGAATGAAAGTTACTTCGGTCAGCCCATCTATAAAGACCCCGTGTGGGGCTCCTCTGATCCACCCTCCGAGAGGTACTGGTCCTCCACTGGTGGTGTATTCAAGGGCGTCTCACGGGCGCTGAACACGCTGTCATTCGGCTCTAAAGTGGAACCGGGCTTTGTGAGTATCCCACCTGATATATTTGAATTCCTCTGGGAATCAATAGGTGGTGGTGCGGCACGTTTTGTAGAAAGAAGCACAGACCTAGTGTGGATGATTGGTCCGGGGAGGCTCACCCATAGGGAAACGGGAGAGGTTAAATGGAACAAGGTTCCTTTCGCTAGAAGATTCTTCTACGATGAGACCTCTACCAGAAATAGGTTTGTCTATGATAAGTTCTCCGAGTATGAGAAGGCCATCAAAGCGGCCACTGGATTGAACACAGGAATTCTGGAAGTCTATGGGCGCGGCAAGGGATATGAAAACTTCAAGGGCAGCGAGGACTATCAACTCTTTAAGTTAGATGACTACCGCAGGAAGATAGTAGGTTCCATCACCAAGTTGCAGAAAGAGAGAATGAGTATATTGAATAACCGTATTCTCAGGAATGATCTCAAGGAAGACAGGATGGAAAAACTGAATGACAGGATGCGTGATCTAAGGGTGAGACTTATCAATAAGGTTGATGAGATATGGGAGTGAAGAGGAAGAAGGTACCTAAACTTGTAACAATTGAATGGAAAGATATCTTAGGCACATCTGGTTGGGAGAAGCCAGAGGAAGTCAATCCGCCCACGTTCTGGACTACGGGGTGGCTGATATCCAAATCTATTCATGTCGTAAAAGTGGCGACCACAAAGGATGAAAAAGGTGAATGGAGCGCCATTACTGCTTTCCCATCAGGTTGCATCAAGAAAATAAAGATTATACAGGTTAAGAAACGTCCGAAGAAAAATCCCTCATAATCTTCCTGAGAGTTATAGTTTTTACTCCATCATAATAACCTTCCCCATCCAGTTCCTCTAGGAACACGATGCCTCTCCACCATTGGTGTTCTGTGTCCCTGCACCAACTTTCCGAATACTCAGGGTGAGAGAAGCAACCCGCAGACAACCCAAAGATTTTCTGCCCGTCAGGGCGAGTATGCTCTGCGTGGTTGTACAGATGTGAATGACCTTGAACGGCGGAGCAGTGAAGTTTAGTAATCAGCGTATGCCCAATGTGGATGCTAGAAATGGGTCGCCCAGAGATTCCAGCAGTAAAGTAGTGCGAAAAGGTAATTCCCTCTATCGTAATGCACTGCTTGAAGGGAACAACTTCCCAACCGAACCCTTCGTACTGGAGGTCTGAGATTCCTATCGTGCCATCTAATTCCGCTTGTGAATTTATGGCTCTAGTAATTCTATCCTCATGATTGCCTACGCACATTACTAGACGTGGCCTATACTGCTTCTTGCCGTTCCTTCTTTTTCTGGCGTTGTACTTATTCATCTCCTCAAACAGGAGTTCCTGCGCGTTGATTGTCGCCTCTACGTCCTTCTTATACCTTCTACCCTCGAACCCCTTGGTTCCCCTGTCGTAAGAGGACAGAGACGGCAGGTCAGCCAAATCCCCTAAGCAAACCACACACTCGGGTTGCTCCTCCATGAGTAACCGACCTGCCGCCCTGAACCTTTCGTTGTTGTAATCCGGATGTGCATGTGGATCAGGAATGATCATGAGTTTCATCGTCTTCTGCCTCCTCTATATCGTAACTACCACATTCATCACAATACGCTACATCTACACCATAAAAGATATGATTGCAGTCCATGCATTCCCATCTACTTTCTTCTGGAATCATAGTATTTCACACTTGTCCCCGGAACATGCGAGTTCCTGACTACTGGTTGTATTATCTTCGTGCTCCTCGATTGAGTCCCAGTCGATCTTTGAAATCTTTTTGGCCTTAGAGAACTCTTCTCTAGTTATCTCTTCATAAGGAGCGACTTCATACGAGTGGCTATCATCCGCCCTTGGCAGAAAACTGACGCCGCTCAGTATATCGAAATTCTTGTAGCACCATGCGCCAACCTCCATCCACTCGTCTTCACCTACATAGATTGTAACACTAGGCTTGTGCTCGCACCAGTATAACGCAAACCGTTTCCAGATTTCAAGGTGTTCTATCGCAGTCACATCATTCCTAGTTCTGGACTTGCCCGGAGCCCCCATTGGGAAAGAGAAAACTATAGCCTCTTTATTGTATGGGTCTTCCTCGAATGGAACCCCTGCATCTATGATGGCCTGATTCAGTGGGTCTTTTTTGTCTTGTCTGATCCTTCTGATGTACCACTTCGAGTACGAAGGATGCAAGCCCGACCCACCCACGGCAGTGAGTTGGGAGACAGTGCCTGACGGCTTGATGCAAGTGATGGCCGCAGACGGATTTATGCCCAGTTTTTTAGCCCACTTTTCGTTTGTTTTTACGGCTAGGTCTCTCCACTTTTCTAATTGTTCCGGAGAGGCATTAAGGACAATAGGGCAATCAAATACTCCCGTCATGCTGACACCGAGCAGCCTTTCTTCTTCTGCGTTCTTCTTCCAGATGGGACGCACATACCTGAAGTTAGTCAGCATAGACTGAAAGGTGCCAAGGATCGTAGCCTGTCTTATCTTTCTTTCTATGTCTTCTATTTTGTCAGAGGGCCTAAGCACACATTCTGTAAGGTTACAACAACCGGCGCTCCGCAAATTTATTTCACTGCAAGGGTTGCAAGCGAACTCATGGTCATGGTCTCTTCTCTCTGGCATTAACTTTTTAACTGCCTCTCGATTGAAAATACCCCTCTCTCCACTGCGGGATTCGTAAAGGGCTATCCATTCACGCATGAAGATTCCTATGTCTGGCTTCTCTGTATAGCATACGCTGTTATTGGCGAGAGCGCGTTGCGGGTTTTCAAGCCACCACTGTCCAGACTTCGCATGTCTCATACGCTCGTCCGTGAGGTTGCTAAGACTGATTAAGGCCGCTCTGCGTACCCCTCCCACTACTACGCTCTGGCCGTTCCAACACATCAGGTCATGGCATTCCATGCTGTTTAGTTTTCTACCTGACGCACCCTTGAAAGTGGCGGCATAGTGAGCGAACAATCTTTCCAGAGGTTCTGGCCCGGACGCCCTACCGCCGAAGGTTTTTAGTCTAGCGCCAGATGGTCTGACCCTACTGCAATCTATCTTAGGGGTCATTCCCTGATATAGAAGACTCACCAGTTCGCGGAGAGCCTTCGCCCATCCTATCTTGCTGTCAGAAACTACGATGGTAGTGTCGGTATCGTGAAACTCTTCCGCTATTTCAGGAAGTTTATTTATGAACTGCCTCTCTACGCTAAAGCCGACTCCGGTTCCGCACAAAAGAACGTATAGACATTCATCAAAGACGCGAATATGATCCACGGCAATGTAAGCGCAGTTGTATCCCGCCATGTTATCCCTTGTTAAGGCTCCGCTTCCGGTTTCAGGATCGGCTGTCATAAGGGCTCTCATAGAAGGCATTACCTCCATATCGAGGATGGCATCTGTTAGTTCAGTAGGCCATTCCCCTATTGCGTCCCAAACAAGGGTTCCCATAAAACTGCAGTAGCGCGTAACGGTTTCTTCCCATGTCTCTCTGCGTCCTTTCGAGTCCAGATACCTAGCGTATCGGCTCTTGTGGATAACCTTCTGATATTCTGAAATCATCCTTCCCTTCCTATAAGTTTCTCTTTTTCGGTTACCATTATTCTGTGCTTTGCATGTGCCCAGTTTTTGAATTTCTCTCTTAAGCCCTGCTCATTAGACCACTTGGCAAATTCATCCAGAGTCATTGCAGTGTGCTTCTGGAACCACTCCTCCCACGGAATGCCCCCTTTTGGCGTGTGTTCTAGCCGTATGGGCCATAAGTGACGAGCCAGATGGTATATCCTGAAGACCTGCTCTTCATCCTTCTGCCAAGAAAGATTGGGGGGCCGAAGCCCCCCGCTCTCACTAGAATGGAAGCGACTCATCCTTGTCGCTTGTTACAGAAGCACTCTCACGGGCTGCGCCTCCAGCGCGAGAACCCATTTCCATCCTGCTTGCGATGATGTCAGTTCCGTACTTTTCTACACCATCCTTGTCAGTCCACTTCCGGTATTGGATTCTACCTTCGACGTATAACTCCTGACCCTTAGATACATACTCTTCCACAGTCAGTGCGAGTTTGTCAAAGAAAGTAATCTTATGCCAGTCAGTGGTCTGATTATCCCCCCATCCGCTGTTAGTTGCGAGAGAGATATTGCATACTTTCCCTTTCGCAGTTTCCCGGACAGTGGGCGCTTGCCCAACTCTACCGATTAATATGGCTTTGTTTAAATTCATATTACATGATCCTCCTGTCATGCCATTCAGGGTTGTACTTCTTGATTAATTTCCACAGATCGAGAGCGTGAGTGAACATCTTCCTAAATCGCTCCGCGTCTGTGTGTTCCCACTCAAGGATGTTATCACTTTTAACATCTATGAATAAGTTGAGGAGCCGTCTTCCTCCGCCCAAGCCTTGACCATAGGCGGCGAGTTGAGTTCCATAATCGTCATACACCATTTTCTTTACGTCCGGCTTCTCGGGAAATTCTTTGGTCTTGAAGTCTACCACCCATTCGTCGTTATGTAAATCAACTTTTCCACCATATCCAGACGGATGAGCAAACGATTTTTCAGATATCCAATTACCGTTTCCACAGCGAACCTCCAGCACTCTGGATACGTTTTCGCAGAGGAACATATGCTCTCTCGGGGTATCCTGCCCAGAAAAATATTTATCCAAGTGATCATGGATTAAGGTGCCCCTTCCCATGACTTCCTGTTGCTTTTTATTAAACCTGCTTCTGGCTAACTTTTCAAACTCTGGAAAGCCACCGCCTCTATTCAGGTTGTCGGCAGAGTGAGCCTCTGTCCACAGGGCTTGCATAAGTTCTCCCTGAATCCATTTGGACAGCATGGGTCTTGCAACCACATCATTCCATATGGTGGAAACAGATGGCACCCAACCATGCTTTCGTGCATCCCTCAGCGTGGATGCACGCATCCCGTTCTTCCCTTCTACCTCGTAGCGGGGATTACCTTCTTTGTCGTACCAGTGGCTCATCCCTTTTTCCTGAAGTCCTCCGACTCGTCTTCCGCATAGACTCCATAGCGGTACGCGCCGCATATTTTAAGGACGGCCCTAGCAAGCGCCCTCTTCTCTGCCATTTCGCAGATGTAGGTGAAGGTAGTATTGCCAACAGGCTTCTTTCCAAACAAAGCGGTTCCATACGTTTCAACCTTTACGGGTTCGTACCTCCCTTCCATAGTGGCGAACGCTTTGATGACAGCAAAATCTTTCTCTAACTTCTTATCCTCGAAGGTAACAAAGATTCTGTTTTGATACTGAATCTTTTCAATGCCAGTTCGAGTGATGATGTTGACCGTCTTTCCACCCACCGGAAGGGCGAAAATGTCTTCCTCTTTGATCAGGCCATTTTTCCTTACCAGTTCATTCAAGAATTCACCTCGTGAAATCTTCGGCCTCTTCACCTCTGGATCGTCATTCTTTTGCCACTCCTCTTCTTGACGGTGACGTTCGTTTTGTTCCTGCTGTTCCCATCCCGCGTTTTGTGGAACGCTGGGACCATCTGGCCCACGCAAGTCTCCGCTGAACGGGTTTGTTGCTTCAATTGCTTCTGCTGAATGTCCATTACTCATGTGTCACCTCCGGGACGTCTGCCCCTAATTCTATACCAAGTTGAACTGCTCTTTCAATCA